CGATTAAACCATCATTGATGCGTGTGTTTTTAAGCACTGCAAGGCCAGTAGAATTTATGCCGCATGGACCAGAAGATGTGAACATGGCAGAGCAGGCAACTGATTATGTTCATTATGAGTTTCAGCGTAGCAACGGCTATAGAGTGCTAAACGATGCTTTTCACGATGCGCTAATCAAGAAGCAAGGTATAGTAAAAGCTTACTGGGAAGAAATGCCAGAGGCAGAAATTTACACTTACACAAACTTATCTGATGATGAGTATACCTTTTTAGTGCAGGACGATGATGTAACGGTTCTTGAGCATACTGTCGAGCAGGAAATGAGTATGGATGAACAAGGCGTTGAGATGAAGACGCCTGTTCATTCTGCTAAAGTCTCAAGAAAAGCATACGCTGGCTGCCTAAAGATAGAAAGTGTACCACCAGAAGAGTTCTTTGTAGATCGAAATTGCAGAACCTTAGAGGATGCTCATGTTGTTGTTCATAGGTCTGATATGAGGGCCAGTGATCTTATTGCTATGGGCTTTGAGGCAGATGAAATTCTTAAATTAGATAGCTTTGATGCAGGCACAGAAATGACTGAAGCAGAGCGACACGAGCGCCAAGGTTATTCGAGTGATTTTGATGAAACAAGCTCTGATCCATCCATGCGGTCTGTTACATTAACAGAAGCTTATATGAGGATGGACGTTGATGGAACAGGGGTTGCTGTGTTGCATAGATTTTTATGCGGTGGAACTAAGTACAAGCTGCTAGATTATGAGTTAGCAGACGAGTTACCTTTTGCAAAATTTGAAGTAGACCCAGAACCGCACACATTCTATGGCAGAAGTATTGCTGATCTAGTTTTAGACGATCAAGACGCAGCAACCTCTATTTTAAGAGGCATATTAGATAATGTAGCCATGACGAATAATCCCAGAGTTGGCATAGTCGATGGTGCAGTTAACATAGATGATGTTTTAAACAATGAGATTGGCGCGATTGTGCGTATGCGTCAGGCAGGAGCAGTGCAGGATTTAGCTGTGCCGTTTACCGCAGGACAGACACTAGGCGCACTTACATACCTAGACCAGCTTGTAGAGGGCAAGACAGGCGTTAGTAGGGCGTCTATGGGGTTAGACCCTGATGCTATGCAATCAACAACTAAGGCCGCTGTGCAGGCTACTGTGCAGGCCGCAGCAGGGCAAGTAGAGGTGATGGTTAGAAATCTAGCTGATGGTGCTAGAGATTTATTTGGTTTAATGCTGAGATTGCTGCAAAAGAATATGGAAGATGGCGCTATGATGCGTATGAATGGACGCTTCCAGCCAGTTGACCCAAAAGCTTTTGACATAGATATGGACGTTACTATTAATGTGGGGCTTGGCACTGGTAGAGAAGAAGAGAAGACAAACGCTCTCGCTATGGCATTGCAGCAACAAACTATGGTTTATCAAACATACGGCCCTATGAATGGCTTGGTATCACTAACAAACATCCGTAATACTCTTACAGATATGTTAGCCTCTAGTGGAATTAGAAATGCAGATCGTTACTTCGCACCGATTACACCAGAGATTGAAATGCAACTAATGCAAATGCAGCAACAGCAGCAGGCGATGATGGCCCAGCAAGGTCAAAGCCAAGACCCAGCAACAGCTATGGTTCAGGCTGAGGCAATGAAAGCGCAAACTAGGGCGCAAGTTGATATGCAAAGAGCGCAAATGGATGATGCTAGAAAACGCGAAGACATGACTATGCAAGATGATCTAAAAAGAGATCAGATGGCACAAAATCTATATGTTGATGCGGCTAAGACTTTAGGTCAATATGGTTCATCAGTAGACATAGCTAGAATTAAAGCAGAGCAGGAAAAAGAGCGTCAGATAAATGACATGACTGCCAGAGCAGCAGGGTTATGACAACAGATATAAGAATACAGGCAGATGATGCCAAACGGTTAAAAAATGATACTGCATTTAAGCAGTTTATTGAGGATGTTCGTAATGAGCAAATTAGGCTTTTTACGGCTAGTGTTGCTGAAGACGTTGAGCAGCGCGAAGAGGCGCACGCAATACTGCGTGCATTAACTAAGATCGAAGTGCAGCTTGACGCCTGTATAATGGCAGAGACACTTTTAGATCGTAAACAATAGGAGCAGTACCGTGGAAACGACTGACAGCATACAAAGCGCGATTGAACAAATCATAGCGCCAGCCCAAGAAGAAACAGGCGAAACTAATCAAGTCGAAGAGGAAACAATTGTAGATCCAGAAGTGGAAGCAGTTGAAGAAACTGGAGAGCTTGATGAACTAGAGGTATCTGATGAGGAATTATTAGATGCTGAAATTGAAGCAGATGACATTGAAGAAGAAACTGTCGGGCCAGAGTATTACACCGTCAAGGCAGACGGCAAGGAAGAAACGGTAACAATAGATCAGTTAAAGCAAAGTTATTCAGGTCAAAGCGCAATAAATAAAAGATTTCAAGAAGTTGCTGATATGCGAAAGCAAATTGAGCAAAAAGCTTCTGAAGTCTTACAGCGTGAGCAAACGGTAAGTTACCTTTATAATCAGTCTCAACAACAAGGCTTTGTATCACCACCTAAGCTACCAGATCATGGTTTAGCTGAGAGTGATCCAGTCTCCTATATGGAGCAAAGAGCTAAATACGATGCTGATATGCAAGGCTACCAGCAGCAGCAGATGCAAATGCAACAACTACAAAATCAACAAAGGCAGCAAGCTGATCAGCAGCACCAATCCTTTGTCGCAGAACAGGCTGAAATAATCAGAGGCAAAATTCCTGAATTGGCTGACCCAGAAAAGAGTTCTTCTCACTGGCAGTCATTAATGGGTAGTGCCAAAGAGTATGGGTTTAGCGATCAAGAAATCGCAGCCACAGCCGATGCACGTTATATACAAATGGCTAATGATGCCATGAAGTTTAGACGTATAGTTGCAAATCGCAAAAAGGCAGAAGCCAAAGGCAAGAATGCCAAACCTGTTGTACGGGCTGGAGCTAAGAAGGTTGCTGATCCAGAAGGCTCACTAAAGCGTAAGCAATTTGCTAAATTGCAAAAGACAGGTCGAATGGAAGATGCAATCGACTTAATTATGAAAACTTAGCATTAACAAAATGCTATAAGCCGTTGAAAGGAATACATAATGGCACAACCAAGCAACACATTTGATTCTTACGATCAAGTAGGAATCAGGGAGGATTTGAGTGATATTATCTCAAATATTACTCCTGAAAGCACTCCATTTTTCTCTAAGTGCGGGAAGACAACTGCCAACAATACATTAGTAGAATGGCAGACTGATACGTTGAGAAATAGTGGCGCAAACGCACATATTGAAGGTGACGCAACTGCGGCTCAAGCGGCTGTTGCAACTGTTCGTCTCAACAACAGGACTCAAATTTTCAAAAATGCGGTAATCGTAACTGATACTGATGAAGGTCTTAACAAGGCTGGGCGTCAACGTGAAATGGCCTACCAAATTGTAAAAATTGCCAAAGAGCAAAAACTCGATATAGAGAAAGCTTTATTTGACAATAATGCAAAAGTAGCTGGCAGCGCGACTGCTGCTAGAGAGCTTGCAGGCGCTCCAGCTTGGATGACCACCAACGTGAACTTTGTTTCTGCAAGTTCTGGTGCCAATCCTAACGGCACAGGCAGCAACGCACGTACCGACTCAGGCGCTCCTACAGCGTTTTCACAGGCCAAATTTGACAATGTTATGCAATCAGTTTGGGAAAACGGTGGAGAGCCAGACACGGTGTATCTATCTGCTTTTCAAATGAATGTGGCATTGGGCTTTACTGGTAACAACAACCAGCGTTCAAGTGTACAGGCAAGTGACGAGCGTGTGATCAAAAGCTTGGCAGTATATACAACTCCGTGGGGAACTATAGAGTTTATGCCTAGCCGCGAGAACAGAAGTCGTGACGTTTTCATCATGCAGGACGATATGTGGGAAGTTGCGACACTGCGTCCAACTAAAAACGTAGAACTTGCAAAAACTGGTGATAACACTCAGAGACAAATTGTTACTGAGCTTACACTTTGTGCTAAAAACGAAGCTGCAAACGGCATTATTGCTGATAACACAACTTCATAATATAATAGGTGGGGGCAGAAATGCCCCTACTTTTACAGGAGGAAAAAATGAAAGTATTAGTAATAGACAGAAGCATCTCAACATCCAAAGGTATTATGAGGGGTGGAGATAAGGTTGATTTACCTGAAGCAGAAGTAAAAGAGATTATGGTTATGAAGCCAAATGCTTTTGAAGTGCTAAAGGCAGATCCAAAGCCTGCAAAAAAAGCAGCAAAAAAGACACGGGCCAGAAATGATGATGGCACACTAAAAGCTGACGATCCGCAGACAGCAGATATTAATGAGGCATGGCAATAATGTCTAATAGCACTAAAATTAGAGAGTCATACAAGTTTGAGGGTGATAATCTAATCATCAAGAACACGCATGACGCTAATGAAATGCTAAAGGATGTTGAGTATGCCAGACAGCATTCTGACAATAGTTTTGGATCTGATCATAAACACGTTGGTAATGTCGATCTGGCATTACTTGGCATATGGCTAAAAGAGGCTGGCGTTAGTTGGTCAGATACAGGCGCAGTTAAAGAAGTCATAAAGCGCAAGTTATTGAGTAATGAATTTCAAGACCTTAGAGTTTGGAAGGGTACATATTAATGAATAAGCGCACAGTACAATCAGCGCACTCACGCATTGACGCATTGGAAAAGCAAATGATTGAGATACAAACTGAAATGAAAATACAGTTTAAAGATTTGTACAATCGTATGAAGCGTATGGAAGCAATTATGATTGGTATTACTGGCGCTAGTTTATTGCTGATTATTCGTATGAGTATTATGGGATAATCATGTCAGATAAGCTGCCAAAAGTAAGTATTGCTGTAGTTGGAGTTGTTATAGCTCAGATCGGCGGTTTTATTTGGTGGACGGCACAGCAAGCAAGCACAATATCTAACCTAGAAGAAACAGTTAACATTCTAACTGTTGAGAATAACGCTACTGATAAGACTAATCTAATTAGAGATGTGCAGCGTAATACTGATCATCTGCAAGAGATTATTGATATATTATCAGAGTTTTATGAAGACATGGAAGATGCCGACAATGAGATTTGGGAAGACATAGATATGATCAATGAGGATATGGGTGGCATGGCTAGTCATATGATGGAGATCATCAAGCTTCAATCTCGCATTGCTATATTAGAAAAGACAGTAGAGTTTA